TCGTCAAACCCGTTTGCTGCAATAGATGTAATGACATAGAAGTTGTCAAGGTCTTGCGACTGGTTGGCGTACTGAACACTTCCACCACTTGTGTAAATACCAACAGGTGGATTAGTGCTGTTGAAGTGCGCCCCGGTCGTGTAATACTGGACTTCTAATTTAGTAGCGGGAGTTGCTTTATGGATAATCCAAAATCCATTTGCCTCTGTCATTCCAACAACACCGCTAATTTCAATTGGATCGCCAGCATTTAAATTATGTTCGGCAACCGTTGTAATCACCGCAATTGCAGCGTTTGTAATACCAGAAATGTTGATGGATCGACCGCGATTAGCCGTTACGACTGGCGCACTAGGTGCTGCAACTGGCGAAACAAATAAGATCGTTGACAGCGTCCACGTTGTTGCACCAAGTCGTCGCAACTCGCGTGGTGGGTAGTTCGGGTGAACAATAGTCAGCACATCGGCAGACTGCACATAGTGCAAGTCGAACAGGTCAGCCTCTGCGTACGGGGTAGGGATCTCGTATGCGGCTGAAGGAATCAAATACCAATACGTTGCATTGGTTGGCAGATTGCCTGTTGACGCAAGGATGCAATAGTAGTTGTTGCCCAAGTAACTGACCATGCTCCCAACCGTGTATGGGGTCGCACCATTGTATGCCGCTCCGGTTCCTGCCAACAGCGTTGCACCTTGCGTGTGAAACCGGACGTACCCATCACCAAGTTCAAGCACCATCGTTTGCGTTGTGCTGTAAGTGAACGGGATCAGTCGAGTGCGCTTTGCGCTGTTCTTGACCGCTCGCACAAACGCTGTTCCGGGTCGGTTCTCTGCCGGCCCTTGCGGCATGGCAATGAAGTTCCGCAACTTTGCCGCCCCGGTTTGGAACTTGACATCGTCAATGCGTCCAAACATCTCAGGCGACAACTCGCCGCCGGCAAACGAACGGAAGAAGGTGCGCGTCGTAGGCATGTTTATCTTCCTGCTGACCAGGGAACGATGTGTTCCACCTTGATGTTTCGCATGTTTGAGTCACTTGTTCGCGCCTGAGACAGATACCCAGCCATCATCTGTAGGCATCGCTTCGCTTCACCTGACCCGGTGTCGCCCTTGATGATCGGCCCTGCAAGCATTGATGCCAAGTGCCATGACAACGTCATCACAAACAGCGGCGTGAACTTTGTCGGGTCAGACACAAGGGACTGATACCGAAGCATTGCACTCGCTTGGTTGGTGTAGATCACACCCGCACCAAGGGTGTCAGCCTCAACGGCGTACGGCTGCGGGACGTACTGACCTGCGGAAATAAGCGGGGCGTAGTTGTGTCCAAACGCAGGGCTGTCGGTAGGGACGAACTGCGTTGCGTAGTCGTTGGCAGCGTCAGGAGGCAGCACACTGACAATGGTCACGCAGTCACCAGGCACTGCGTATGCGTACTCCCACTCCGGCCACACGTTGGTTACCTGTGCAAGATTGACACGCTTAGAACCGAAGTTCCAGTTGTGCATTTGCAGGAGGGAGTCGCGAGCAATGGGGTAGAACCGGGCGCACAAACCTGCCTGAAACGATGCTTCAGGTGGGTCAATGCTTGAGACTGTCGCCTCATCCCCGATGTGTGATAGTGCTAGGTTGCAAATATCGACTTCTGAACTCAATGTGCGACCTCCTAGAAATAAGGGGGAGCCGTGGTTTCCCAGCGACTCCCCCCATGCGGCAAATCAAATCAAAGGATCAACCCTCGTCAACGTCCGCTTCATCATCCGAAGACTTACGCTTGCCCTTGGCTTTCCACTTCCTTCCGGAAGCATCAACCGTTGGCTCGCCGTTGCCTGTGCCTGTCACCAATTCGACACAGTCATTTGAATCTCCGTTGTACTCAAAGACATCACCTTCCTCGCGGACGGAATTGTCGATGTAGCACTTAACTTTGGCGCGATACATTGGCATGGTTGAATCCTAATTACGCAACGGTGAATCCGGAGGCGTAGAACTTCTTGCCGTCCTGGATGTCCATGGTGATGTAGCCACAGTAGGAACCAGCAGATGCCGTTCCAATGACGATGTAGCGCAATCCAAGATACCGAGCAGCCTTGGACGATTCCGTGGTTGCGTTGTATCGAAGAATTGGGTTCAGAGTAATCGTGTGTACCGAACCAGCGGTCAGCGCAGCAATTGGAATTGCTCCGGTTGAGCCGCCAACAATAAGACCAGTGGTCAATGCAGTGTCGGTTGCGTAAATCGCATCCCACTGCACCGAGGTAGCACCAGTAACAGCAGCGACAATGTGAATCATGAAGGACAATTCTTCACCTTCACCGATATCGCGAGCAATACCCAAGTCAATCGCATCGGTTGACACGGCGGTTGCAGCCGCAGTGGTCGCGAGCGCGAGTCCGGTCATCGAACCAGTTGCGGGAACTGTTCCTGCAACAACTGAGAGTTGATCAATCATCATTTTGGTAATTCCTTTCTAGGAAGTAAATTTAGGAGACAACGGCTTCGGTGTTCAACAGGCAGTCAACGCGACGGATCGGAATACCCTGGAACGACAGGTAATTACGAGCAGTACCGAACTGCGACAGTGCTGGCTGAACGGCCAACGCAGCCTGTGAACGGTCAAGGGACTGAACTGCCAAACCGCTGTGAACGGTACGGTTCATGTAGAACGCTGCACGACCCGAATCAAGGTTCGGAATCTTGTACATAGCGCGCATCATCAACTTGGTCAGTTGAGTACCGGCAGATGCTGCCTGTGTGCCAGTGCCGGCAACAATGTCAGCAACCAACAGGTTTGGGATGCGGACAACGTAACGCCAGTCCTTCACAACAAGACCGCTCTTCCACTGGTAGCGGGTTGCGTAGGCTTGCATGCGGTTTGCACCGTCATACACGGTCTGCTCGCCGAGGTCTTCGTGAAGAAGTCCTGCCTTGGAACCCTTAGGGAACGGGCAGTACACGGTGTTGTCGCCCCACACAACGAGGTACACCGAGGTGTTGAGTGCGCCGGACGATGCACCACCGGAGATGATGTTCGTTCCGTTGCCAGCCGAGGTGGATGAGTAACGAGTAGCAAGACCAAGGAACTGCTTTGGGTCGGTGGCAGGGTTGCCATAGAAGATCGTCTGAGCCTGGGTCTGATTCATCGCCTCAAGGAACGCGGTGTCTTCGGACAAACGGAACTGAGCCGTGTTGCCGTTAAGCATTGCGAGATCCTTGTCAACTTCAGAGCGAGCCTCAAGCATGCCGCATGCTTCGTCAACCTGTGCGGTCGATGACTTGCTGTTCGGGATGCCTTGGTTGAGGGAACGCCAGTACGCGGTTGGAAGACCCGTACGAATGACAACGCGGTCGCCGGTTGGCAGATTGCCTTCCTTGTACACGCAGTCTTCGAGGATCTCGTTGGATTGCGAGAGGAGTTCAGCCACAAGTGCGACGCGTCCATCCGGATCGGTGCGCTTTGCCCAGTCGGCAAGAGTCAAATTTGAGTTACTGTTTGCGATTACTGCCATGAGAGTGTTTCCTTATAAATTAGGACTGTTTGGGATAAAGGAAGGCTGCTTGGCTAGCGAAGTCTCGCGGCCGTCCCTGTGATGGGGCTGCACCGTTTGCCTGTCCAACGTAGCGGTCTTCGGAAATTGACTTACCCGCTCGGAACATAAACCGGATGAACTCCGGGTGATTTCCAAGACCGGATTCGTTCAGTAGTGATCGAAGTTCAGGTGTCCCGAACTGGTCGAGTGCTTTCTTCGCGGTGGACAAGTTCTCGGAGAGTTTCTCTCCCCCGAATTCCTTGTCAACCTTTGAACTGTCAGCCCATTGTGTACGAAGTGTCTCGATCTGCTGGGCTTGACGCGCCTCCATCTTTGGAGCCATGCGGTCAAGTACCTTCTGTGCAGCATCCTGGGTCAGGTTCAATTCCTTTGCAACATCAGCGAATGCGGTCAGCACTTCTGCGTCGAATGCTTTGCCTTCTGAGGCTTTGAATTCGTACTTTTCGGGTGCGCCCTGTGGAGCGTCAACCTTTGTTGCGTCGGGTTCGACAGCCTTGGTTGCATCCGCAACTTGCTGTTCCTGTCCTTCGGTTGCTTTGCCACCGTAGAGCGCGTCAGCAATGCTTACATCGCTCTTGGGTGCAGCGTCAGCGACAGCAGTGTCATTGGTTGTTGCTGTTGTCGTTGTCAGTGTGTCTGCCATTGTGTTCCTTCACCATCGTTGGGTACAACTCCGGGCAAAGCGAGTGGATCATGTCGAGGGTACGCAGTCCAAAGTTCCGGTTTCCTTCTGCAAAGGCCATTGCCATTGCATTGGTGTTGAAACTAAGCCTAAATACTCCAGCCTGATCTAGATGTCGCCACAAGAATCGGCGACCTCGCTTGCTACTCATCAACCACTTGATATCCGATTCCTCGATTTCCTTGGACAGTTTGTCGCGCAGATCGCGTTCTGCTTTCGTGCGCTCCTGTCCACGAATGTCGAGCGGGTCATAGTTGCTCATTGGATAAATTTAGCGAGCGTTATTCACAATACGGGTACTACACCTGAGAAGGTGACGGTGATCCGTATCCTGAGAATTGGTTCATCACATCCATCAGCGCGTTCTGACCACCGCCAGTCGGAGCCTGTGCAAGATTCTTAGCGGTCTGACTCTCTTGCTGCATCACTGCGACCTGCTCCTTTGCAGCCATTGCCTTGTTCCGTGCGTCGCGGATTAGTGCCACTTGCTTGTCAGCAACGATCAGACTTGGGTCAACGCCGAGCATGTCGGAGTACGAATCCACCCACTGGTCAGCGTCAAACTTGTCAAGCACATCAGGTTTGAAGGTGGCGACTTGACCGAGGTTGCCAACGAATCTGTCAACGCTGTTCGTTCCGATGGCGCGTTGAGCCTGGGCAAGCATTGACACAAACTCAACGCTCAAGTCCATGCCTTGCAGTTCGGGCGGTGCTGGCGGGACAATGCCGGCTGCAACCATGCGGGTAAAGGTAATGTCAATGAGCGGGTCGAGGAGTTCGTTGTGCAGACGCTCAAGCACAGGGCCGAGCATCAGCAGTTTCTCCTCATGCCGCTCTGCCACCTCAGTCGCCGTCATGCGGGTGTCGGTGGCGTTGGCAAGCATTAGGAACAGGTCAGCGTAGAACGACCCGCGCACACGCTCGCGCACATCTTGAATGTCACCAAGCAGGTGTTGCAGGTTCAGGTTGACCTCAAACGCAGTCTTGATCCCTGAGTTGACACCATCGACAAACGTAATACCACCGGGCAACATCTCAACGTCGCGGTTTTTCATGTTCGCCGGGACTTGCAGCGGCGGTTTCGTCTGGTAGTCGATGACCTGCGCCTTGCGTAGTTGTTCGTGTTGCAGTTGCTTGATGTCACCCAATGCTTCCATGCCAGGCGAGTTCCCGTAGA